TCATAAATAACTTTTAATAACTTCTTTACTTTAACCTTTTCATCCTTCTTACTCTCAGACATACCATCAACATATTCATCTAAGAAATCTGAAGTATTGCCAATTTCAACATCATCATCGTCACCTTCTGAATATCTAGCACTATACTCTGATAAGTCCTCAAGTATAGTCAAATCTGCTAAATCTGATACATATAATTTATCTACAAATGATTCATAATGTCCTGTATCATTTTTATTTTCTACTATAAGTTTTACAATCTTATTCTTATAATAACCAGTATCTATAATACTATAATCTGTATTTTCATCATCATAATAAATCTTTTCAAACAACCTAAACTTGTTACGAATAAACTCTAACTCTCTGGTTTCTGTATCTAATACATGAAACCCTCTAGGGTCATCATAATCGTTCCAAGTTATTTCATAAGGAGCTCCAAGATAATGTATATTCTCTTTGCTTGACTTATGATGATAATGACCAGAACAAACTACTTCATATTTGTCAAATTTCTCTTTTGATATACCATCATCTGCATTATACCCTTTATACATTGCAAACCCAGCTACTTCCAAATGACCAAGTGCAATTTGTGACCTAGAATTTTTAATAAAATTCATTGTTTTATCATAATTCTCTGAATTAATCCACGGAATGAAATCAATAAGTGTTCCATCAATAGATATCGTTTCAACTTCTGGATATGTTTCTACATTTTTATAATGACCATAAAGTAATTCAGAGCTATTAACAGAATTTGTATTTCTATAATAAGTAGAATGATTCCCTACAATAGAATGTAATTTAATACCCTGCTCGTTTAATACATCAAAATAAAATTGACGGACTTTATCTAATGTGTTAAAGTTAACAAACTTTCTGCGATCAAATGTATCACCAAGATCAATAACAGTATGGATATTATTTTCAGACAAATATGGAAAAAATTGTTCATTATAAAATCTCTCAATGTAAGTTAAAAAGTTTTGACTGTCTTGTTTCCCGCCAAAGTGTTGATCCGTTATTAGTGCTACTTTCATATCTTTTGCTCCATTTAAATTTACATCTTGAACATTCAAATTCTTGTAACGCTATGCCATCATCTAATCTTGTCATTGTAAATGAACAGTTCACAAATTTATGATCTGATTCAAATTGTTTACATCTTGGACACTCTTCAAGCTTCACGACATGATACTCCATTTGAATCCTTAGTTTAACACAAAAGGGTTAATAATACAAGGAACAATCTAAATCAAGTAAAATACAACTCCAAATTAGGTTTTGGCTTCTTCTTTTTCTTATCTGGATTTGTAGCATATTTTTCATGTGACCTCAAATAATCCACCCATACTTTAGTTATCTTTTTATTATCTTCGCTATTGGGGTCTAGCTCTTCAAGTATTCCAGACCTTTCAACAAAGAGATACTTAATATGCATGAGTTTTCTTTCTTTAACTATTCTTCTCACATAAGATTGATATATAATTTGTGTAAAATAAGCAAATGGATTTTTAGATTTTTCAGGATTAAAATTATGTGCATACAACAAACAATTTTCAACACCATCAGAAACCAAATCATCTCTGAATGTATAATTAATAAAATTAGGACGCATTACAAGATGTTCCGATATTCTTAAAAAACACTCACCCATATATTCAGTTGATGGGGGATCAGGCTCATCAACTTCACGAGCATCTAAAACCCTTTGTTTCCATTTTTTTATTTCTTTAAAAAACTTTTCATTGTTAACATAATGCCTTTTCTTATCTGTCATTTTCCTGTACTCCCTAATCCACCTTCACCACGTTCCGTTTCAGAAAGTTCCGTGACTTCTGTAATAGAAGCAGTTGTTACAGGTGCAAAAACCATCTGAGCTATCCTGTCACCCTTTTCAATTTCATAGGGTCTATGGTCATCGTTTTTTAAAATTACTTTAACTTCACCACGATAACCAGAATCAATGGTGCCGGGACTATTCAAAACAAAAACACCATACTTAGCTGCAAGTCCAGACCTTGACCTAATTTGACATTCGTAACCTTCTGGAATTTCCATATATATTCCAGTAGGAACAGCTCCCCAACAAAATGCTCTTAATGTAACATCTTCAGCTGCACATATATCCATTCCCGCATCACCTTCCTTTGCATACCTAGGCATTGGATTATCACTTTTGTTTACCATGTTAATATTCATAATATCCTCAAATTTTAATAATTAATAACTACCTGTTGAAATACAATACTCTGTTTCAAATTTTGGTTCACCCTTTTTTGGATAACAATTAATTGCACCACAAACAGAACAAGTATAATCACTATAATAAACTAATCCACCAAAGCCTTCACTTGTATTCTCTTGTTCTGTTTTCTCGTCGCATCTCTGACAAAACTTCATCTTCTTCATTTTCGTAATCCTCTATAAACTGTTGTTTCCTTTTTAAGTTATTAAATTTTTTCTTCTCAAACTTATTTCTCACAATTTTCTTATAGGTCTTACCCATATCAGTTTCCTTTATAAAGTTATCTCTTTACACATATAATCAAACTTCTCATTCAAATATGTGTTTACCCTTTCCTTCCAATGTTTAATACCATAATTATGTCGCTTCTTCCATGATAAATCATCCACTACATCAAACAATATAGCTTTGTTGTCCTTATCATCCAACCTCAATACCCTACCGATAGATTGAAGATTTCTAATCTTTCCTTTGTAGGGGTGTGCAAATATCAAGGTTTGTAGATTCTTAATATTAACACCAGTTGATAAAACACCAGATGATGCTACGATGATAGAATTTTCAACCTCTGTAATTTGTCGTATCTTCTCTCTATCTTCAACCGATGTTTCACCAGCTATAAAGAAAATATTTCTATTATCTTTATTTTTATTTTCTAATAATTTATGTAATACCTTACCATGTTTCTCTACATAATTAAAGAGAACCAGAACATTACCTTTTCTAGCTAATGCAAGGTCACGGACAAATTCGTTTCGTTTTTGGTGTGTCACGACAAAATCAATTTCTTCCTGATAGGTTGCCTTCTTGTTTAATTGTCGTTCTGCATCATTATACTTTAATACTAAACAATTTATACTCAAATCTGATATGTGCTTATCATCCATTAACTGCTTAGATGTAACCGCCTGAAAGGTTTTACCAAATAAACCCTCTAGTACCAGTTTGTTTGTTTTGGAATCTGTTATAGTTCCAGTAGTACCAAACCGATACTTACATTTAGTCATTTTCTCCAAGATACCTTTGAGGCTCTGGGCATTACATAGGTGCGCTTCATCACCTACAACCATTCCAAATTTCTTGAAATATGGGGCCCCCAAACGGAATAGGGATTGCCATGTACTAATATATATCTGTTTATCTGCTTCTTTTTCTTTACCCGAATATATAATGTGACATTGTTCTTCCACATTCCAATCGGGTAACGCTGATGAATAATCACCAAAATCATTATACATTTGTGTTACCAAATTTGTAGTAGGCACCAATATCAATATCTTATCATTCTCTATAAACTGCTGATGCCATCTGATTAATGAGTATATAACCAGGCTCTTTCCCGATGATGTTGGAGACAACAATAGAGCTCTTTCAGCCTTTGCACAATGTAAGAACGATGCAATCTGATAATCTCTTGGAGTAATAGGCACATTCTTACAATGTAATTTAAGCGAGTCAAAAAACTCTTTGATACCCTCTACATCCAGTCCAGATAGTTTCTTTGCTTCTACTATGTCAGATTGTAGTTTGTAAGAATGTTTATCTGCCCATTCTTTTAAATACGGATACAACCCAAGATACATTTGTCCTGTTTGCATATTGAACAAACGAATCTTGCCGTCCCACATTTTTGCTCTAACCTTCGGGTGAAACTGTGCATTAGGAACTTTGAAAGAAAAATACTCATTCAGTTCATATGCAATATGCCTCTCGCAGGAAATCTGCAAGTATGCTTCATTTAACTTACCTACTACAATCATCCAAGCTCTCCGCTTAAGAACTTCTTCCATTTAATCGCATTACTAATATTAAAGGAATGGCCCATAATAGATTTGGTTTGTTCTGTTAACATATTTAGTTTTTCTTCTTGTTCTTTTACTTTTAAAAGACAAACGTTTAACGCTTCATCTGCGTCTAAAAATTTATCAATATCTGCTTTTAATATATTTAAATTGAACGGTTCTTTTTCGTATGCTTCGGGATCAGCTTTCCCTGTATAGTACAACCATCTATT